GAGCTTTCGTTTCAGAAAAACGGAACTGAATCCAAGCTGACAGCGGAAAAGATTCCACGCTATAACGTGGTACCACAGACAGGATTGTTCTATCCAGAATATGGAGACACCTCCAAATCGATCAAGTATAGAGAGCTTGCCGAATTCGGCACTTGGATACTGGAGTTCAACTCCAAGACTCTGGGGCTCATGAATAAGCTGGTAGCTCCGGCATTGTTCACCCGATTTGCTGAATCCTGCTGGTCGGAGCTCTGCGAGATCTACGGGATTCCACCACGTGTGCTGAAGACCAACACCCAAGATGCTACCATGCTGAAAAGAGCAGAGACGATGATGCGGGACATGGGTTCGGCTGCTTGGTTTATTATTGATGAGACGGAAGAATTTGACTTTGCCAAAGGCGCAAGCACGAACGGTGACGTGTATAACAGCCTTTTGAAGCATTGCGGTGCGAAGATATGCAACCTGCTAAGTGGCGGTATGATTGGTCAGGATACGCAGAATGGAGCACGGGCTAAGGACGAAGTATCTATGGAAATGCTTTGGCTGTTAGTGCAGTCTGACATGGCTATGCTGGAGGAGGCCTGGAATGAGACCATCATCCCAGCGCTGGTAAAGCATGGGGTCTTACCTGAAGGCTTAAGCTTCGAATTTGATGAAGCGGAAGATGTAGCACAGCTTTGGAAGTTTGTCCATGGACTTCTTGGATACTTTGACTTTGATCCGGAATGGATCAAGGAGAAGTTTGGCGTGGAAGTGACAGCTGCCAAAGTGCAGACTGATCTGACTACGACACTAGCCTTAGCTCTTGCCAAGGCAGTCCCTCCCCCTCCAGGGGGAGCCGGAGGGGGAGATGGGGGAGGTGATTTTTTTCTGAGAGCCCCGCAGGACGGGGCATGTTGCGGAGCTCACCACATGCACGATTCTCTCACCCTTCAGGGGGAGTCGGAGGGGGTAAAAAGTGAGGCACTGATTGAGCGAATAGGAGCCGCAAAAGGCAAAGCGGGATTTGATGCGGATTTGTTTTGGGACACCAGCCGAACGCTGATCAAAGGACTGAATGCAGGGCTTGACGGGAAAAATATTACGCTTGGAATGCAGAGACCTGACAGGTTTTCAAAACCTGTCAGGTCTGGTAACCTAGTTTTTGACTTCACCTACGGCATGGATGACCCGCATCTCCTGACGAGCTTCGAGTTGAATTTGCATCGCTTTTCCGCGGGGAAAACACTGGCTGAAGTGCAAGCCTTGAATGAAGCTTTCCGCAACGCGAAGAGCTACGACATATTCAAGATGAATGCAAAGCGAATCGGTGACGTGTGGAATGATGCCTGGCTTAAGACTGAGTTCGATACGGCAACACTCGTAGGTGAAGCTGCTACCAACTTTCATAATCTCATGGAGGATGTGGAGACGTTTCCTTACTGGGAATATAAGACCGTCGGAGACAATGCAGTCCGTGAGGAGCATGCCAAATTAGAAGGGTTGATCTTGCCTGCCAATCACCCAGCTTGGGCGAAACTATTTCCGCCTAATGGCTGGAACTGTAGATGCTATGTAGTTGCGAGGATGGCAAGTGAAGTCGCTGACGTGGACTTTGCAGCGATGGAAGCTAGAGCTGACACCTACTTTGCTTCAGATCAATTTGCGAAAGCAGCAAGCCAGGGCTTTGGCGTGAATAGATCCGTGACAGGCGAAGTCTTCACTGCCAATCAGCAGTACATAGCCGGGAAGAATCTGACGGAAACTAAGAAACTCCTGAATGAGCTGACCGCTACCGACTATGGACTACAATTATCTGATAGCCTATTGACAGCAGCTACAAAAGAAATCCCAATAGGAAAGCAGGCAATTGGTGACTTCATAGCTGGACTGCCAGTGCTGAAGGGAAAACCAATTCTGACCGATCACAAGGATAGAGCTCTGAATTTCCCAACGGGAAGTACCAAAGGTGAGGAGCTGCTAGAAGCACTGAAGGACACGCTCAGCAATCCTACTGAAGTATGGATGCAGGATAAGAAAGCCGGATATCAGCTGACTTATTTCAGCTACTACAAAGAGGAGATCTTTCAGGTGATCGCTCAGCAGGAAGATTCAGAGCTGAATATTCTGCTCTGGAGGAAAATCAAAGCGGTGGAATCCAAACGCAAAGGAATGCTTCTCAGCGATGGCAAATAAGGCACAGGCACAGATAGACCAATTCTTTCGAAAGCTCAATGGCTTCGTGGACAAGGATGTCCCTGCCATCATCCGTCAATCTGGCGTGGAGTACTTCAAAGGAAGCTTCACCCGAAAAGCATTTGACGGCGTAGCCTGGGCACCGCACAGCAAGAAGTATAAGCCAAAGGGCGGTTCGCTCATGGTGAAATCTTCCAAGCTGCTCAACTCGATATCCGGGACGATCAAGCCTGACCGGGTGACCTTCAATGGGGGAAATAGCAGAACTCCCTATGCGCGAATCCACAATGAAGGCGGGACGATCAATCGGGCTGCACGGTCGGAGCTCTTCATCCGAAACCGCTATACGAAAGGCGCAAAATCTAAGGCCTTTGGAGGCATGGGATTGTACAAAAAAGGCACCACGGCAGGCAAAGGATTAACCTTCAAAGCCTACACCGTCAACATGCCACAGCGGCAATACATGGGCTATGCCAAAGAACTGAATGTGATCATCATGGAGCGTATCAAAGTAAAATTTCAAATCAAATAATTATGGACATCGATCAAATATTCCTAGAAGTAGCCGACCTCATCAACGGCGTGCCTGGCATCAAGTGGATAGATATGGATTTTGGACAGCTCGATAGTGATCAGCGTCCAGCTGTGGCTTTTCCCTGTGCCCTCATCAGTATTGATTTGCCTGATACCAATGACCTGGGCAATAGAGTGCAGAAACCCAAGGTGATCATCAATGTCAAGCTGGCATTTGACTACATGGGAGAAACGAGCGTCAAAACCGCTCCCAACTATCGGACTCGAGCATTGCGATACTACGGTATAGTCAAATCGGTTTATATCGCCCTTCAGGGACAGCGCATCGGCACCACGCCACTGAAGAGAAAAAGCCAAATGGAATATGCCCGTCCTGATCGGATCAAGATCTTGGACATGCCCTTTGAAACCAATTTCTTAGACGATAGCGCCCGCTAAAAATTTGAAAATGGTGATAATCCAAAACATCACCGTAAGTGGTGATAAAAAAAGCCCTCCCGAATATCGGGAAATGGCATTGGCCTACTATGGCACAGTAAAGGAAGTGTACAGGAAATTTCAAGGGCTAAGGCTATGCACCTGTGGACCGATGAAGCGCATCAACCAAATGGAGTATGAACGTCCTGACCGGATCAAGATCGTGGATATGCCCTTTGACCTGGTATTCGTGGATGACAGTGCGAGATGATATTTTTGGTGATTAAACAACTAAAAAGACCCGGCTCTGTGAGTCGGGTCTTTTTTTATATCTATTGGATCGGTCTCCAATGAGAAGTCCAACCTACTGACCATCCTTGAGGATACCAGGTTCTGCCATCGTTTCCTGCGTAGTTTTCACCTTCTATTGGCTTTGGTAAATGCCTAATTGATTTGCTGCCATCTTTTCCCAAAACCAAAACATTAACGTCAAATTCCGGCAATCTCTCTTCTACGCTTATCCAGCCTTCTGGATCATGTTGTTTTAGAAAATCTACAATAGCTTCATATGGAATTATTCCATCCCAACCTTCAGGATAAGTATTTGGGGGTTGATTATTGAACCATTCCTGAAATAGCTTCAAGTTTTCTCCTCCATCTAATTGAAAGGTATAAATATTAGGTAAATCCCTTAAGTCAAATTTACTAGAGGGTATTATGTCACCATTTTCATCGTATCTACCAACCTTGATTGGCGGATGATCTAAGTTAGGAGGTGGTATAAATCCTCTTCGACCTATTAAAAATGAGATTTCATTGCCAATCCATTCCTTTCCAGAAAAAGGAACTCCTTCAATAGAGGGTAGTTTCTCCTCATAAGAAGTTTCGTTAATAGTCACTTCTTTT